TGACTTATACTGCTTTTGATCTTCACAGAAAACTTACAGAAGAAGAGGGTATAGACCCTAAATCAGATGAGTATTATAAGGAAATTGATAAAAGAATAAGACTTGAATTTCCCCACAAATTTGATAAACCTGTAAACAAACAGATTAGTAAACCTACACAAACCGTTGCCTCTGCAACGCGTAGTCCAAAGGCTAGTCGCAAAAGTGTGAGACTCACATCTTCTCAAGTAGCAATTGCTAAAAAATTAGGTGTGCCATTAGAAGAGTATGCGAAACAACTTATAAACACGAAGGAGGTATAGGCATATGGAAAATAAAAAACCAACTCGTGCGAGTCAAACTAAGCAAAGTGATTCTACAAAAGTACAATCACAAGCAAAAAAGGTTACGCCAAAAGCAAGACCAAAAGTTTGGGCTCCACCATCGTATTTAGATACGCCCAACGCGCCAGACGGATGGAGACACAGATGGGTCAGGACAGAAATCCTAGGATTCACTGATACAAAAAACATACAAGGACGCTTAAGATCCGGGTATGAATTAGTAAGATCAGATGAATATCCCGAAGAGGACTTTCCCACTATCGCTGACGGCAAATACGCAGGGGTTATCGGACACGGAGGCCTAGTGCTGACTAGGATACCAGAAGAGATCGCGAGGCAAAGAACTGAATACTATGCCTCACAAGCAGAAGATCAACAATCTGCTATTGACGCCGATCTTGCGAAGGAGCAGCATAAGAGTATGCCTATCAACATTGATAGAAATACTCGTGTAACCTTCGGTGGCAAGAAAAGTTAATTTTTTAACAATTCGAAACCAGCGAATTATATAAACCGTACTGGAGGCCCGCAAGGGCAGGTACATATAAGGAGAAACGACTATGGCTAACGCTTCGTCAACTGGTTTCGGAATGAAACCGGTAAAAATGGCAGGTCAAGCAGCAAACACTGCAGGTCTAGGAGAATACTCTGTAGCAGCTTCGTCTTCAGCTATTTACAACCAAGATTTGGTTGCAATGGCTGCAACGGGTTTTGCAGCAGTAGCTGCAGCTGGTACAGAACAACTTTTAGGTTCCCTAAATGGTGTTTTCTACACTGACGCGTCAACAAGTAAGCCAACGTTCCAAGCATATCTTTTAGGCAGTAACACTGCTTCAGATATTGTTGCATTAGTAAATGATGCTCCTCATCAAGTATATGAAGTGAGATCAAACAATGCCGGTGCATCAGCGCAAACGGACGTAGGTAATACAGCAGATATTTCATATTCTGCGGGTGCTACACCAAACTACATCTCTAAAACAACTTTAGATGATGGAACTTTGGCTACAGCATCAAAACAAGTAAAAATCGTGGGTGTTTCAAGAGACCCTGACAACAATGAAATCGGATCAGCAAATGTGGTCTGGAGAGTTGTAATCAGTGAACATTTCTTTAAACAACATGGTGGGGTATAATAGGAGTATAAAACTATGGCTATATCACGTAATCAACTAGTTAAAGAACTAGAGCCAGGATTGAATGCACTATTCGGCCTGGAGTATAAACAGTATGACAATTTACATACTGCTATATACACAACTGAGTCATCTGACAGAGCTTTTGAAGAAGAAGTAATGTTATCAGGATTCGGTCAAGCAAAAGTAAAACCAGAAGGTTCTGGAGTAGAGTTTGATAAAGCTCAAGAAACTTTTTCAGCAAGATACACTCATGAGACTATCTCTCTTGGGTTCGCGATCACTGAAGAAGCGATTGAAGACAATCTATACGACAGACTTGCTCAAAGGTATACTAAAGCATTGGCAAGATCTATGGCTCAAACAAAGCAAATCAAAGCAGCGTCTCCATTAAACAATGGATTCAATGGTAACTTTAAGGCTGGTGACGGAAGCAATTTATTTGCATCTAACCACCCGACTATAAACGGGACTTTCAGTAACACATTGGCAACTGCAGCTGATTTAAACGAAACTTCATTAGAGCAAGCAATGATTGACATTGCAGCGCTTACTGATGAAAGAGGTTTGAAAATTGCTGCTAGCGCTAAAAGCATGGTTATTCCATCAGCTTTACAATTCACAGCAGAAAGACTTATGAAGTCTTCTCAAAGAGTTGGAACAGCTGACAATGACATCAATGCATTAGTAAGTAAAGGAATGGTTCCAGGAGGTTATTCAGTAAATAACTTCTTAACAGATCCAGATGCTTTCTTCTTAATCACTGATGTTCCTAATGGAATGAAACATCTTGAAAGAGCTCCATTGACTACTAAAATGGAAGGCGATTTTGATACTGGCAATGTAAGATACAAAGCTAGAGAAAGATACGTATTTGGTGTATCTGACCCTAGAGGTATTTACGCATCACCAGGTGCTTAATCACTAATTTTGAGGCGGGACACAATCCCGCCTCATTCTAAATATAGAAAGAAAAAACCATGAAAAAATTCCTAATAAACATATACGCATACGATCATCACGCTAGATTTGAATTAGAATCTAATGATGACGCTGTTTCTCTAGAAAAAGCAATAGTTGACAAACTAGGAGAAAATAGTATAACTTGGGAATCATCGGGAATGTTTAGAGATATTCCCTATCGAATAACCTATGAGGAGGTTAGTAATGATACAAGACCTTTACAAACGAAAAAGGTCCTTGGAGTTGAAGTGGGAACAGGAGTGGCTATCTAATGGTAAATACACTCTTGACATGGTCAGAATTGATGACAAAGTTAAGCAAATCATCACTGACATTAAGCTTGAAGAAGCTGAAATTGCTCACAGACAAAACACTGCAGAAGGTGTTGCTCCGCAAGTTTCAGTAGCTACTTAGTAAAAAGCTACATCGTTGAATAAATTCAATTCACATTACAGGCTCTCTTGCGCTCTACTCAAAACTAGTATATAAAAAACTCACTATATAATTAAACCAGAACATAGACCCATATAGTGGACGGCCTAGAGACTATGTTCATTAAACTAGGAGGATATAATTATGGCTTCAACAACATTTTCGGGACCGATAAAAGCGGGAACGATAAAAGAAACAACAGGAACAAGTTTAGGTTCTAACATCAAAAATACAGGTCAAGTTGTGATGTCTCAAACACATCTAATTGATTTATCAAATGGAGCGATTGCTGCCGGTGCAACAGATATTGTTATCCCAGCAAATTCACAAATCATTGATTGTATACTTGATTCAATAACAGCAGCATCAGGTGCAACTAACTTAAGTGTTGGTGACACAGTTGGTGGTGCAACAAGTATAATTAATACTTTCGCACTTGGAACAGCAGTTGGTAGAAAAAGACCAACAACTGAAGCTGGTGGAGCATTAGTTTGGTCTGACACAGGAACTGCAGATATCAAATTAACGATTACTGCTTCTGCTGCAACTAACGCTGGAACAACTAGACTTACTGTTTTGTACGCACAAAACAATAACCTAAACGCGTAATAAATAATTTAGTGTGGGCTTCGGCCCACACATAAGTTTAAGGAGAAAATTATGGCAGGCGGTGGATCGTTTTCAAGTGATCAAAAGTTTACAACATTAACAGCTGATGGTAGATTTAAAACTATTACTGGTGGTGGAACTAATTTAGGTCCATGTAGAGTTACATATATTATGGCTCATGGTGGAAGTAATTGTTTAGTAAAACTACATGATGGAACAGATGGTACAGGATCTTTAGAATTTCAAGCTAAATTTAGTTCTGAAGGTTTAGATGTATTTGTCCCCGGTTCTGGTATAAGATTTAAAACAGGAGTCTATTTAGATTTAACTACTACAGACTCCGTAACAATAGGATATACAGGCTAATGAAGTCAGACGTAAAAGCAGTTAGAAAAACAGGAACAGGTTCAGTATTCGGAGGAAGAACAAGATTAAGAGGAATTATCTTAGCATCAACTGGTTCTGCAGGTTCAGTTACATTAAGAGATGGAAATGCAGTAGATCAATTTCAAGTTGACGTACCAGCAGGTGATGTTTTCTCTTATAACTTAGCAGAAGATGGAATTGTATTTGAAGGTGGAATGTCAGTTCAAGCAATCTCTAACGCTACTGTAACTGTTATTATAGATAAGTAGGAGGCTAAATGGCTAACACAACCTCTGGCACAAATGTTTTTGAACAAGGATTTTCTATTGACGAAATTATAGAAGAGTCTTTTGAAAGAATGGGAATCCAGAATGTAACTGGATATCAATTAAAAGCTTCAAGAAGAACATTAAATATAATGTTTCAAGAATGGGCTAATCGTGGTTTGCATTATTGGGAAGTAGAAAACAGTTCTATTACTTTAGCAAACGGACAAAACGAATATACATTATTTAGATCATCACAAGAAGGTAGTTCAAACGGTGTAACTACAACTTTAACAGGAGCAATTGCAAACAATGTAACAACTATACCTGTTGCTGCTGTAGCCAATATGCCTAGTTCAGGTAAAATAAAAATTAATAACGAAGTTATTTCTTACACAGGAATTAGTAGTTTAAACTTAACAGGTGCTACAAGAGCAGTAGATGGAACAACTGCAGCGGCCCATGCAAGTGGAGATGCTGTTACAAATTTTGCAACAGGTGCTGATGATATTTTAGAAGCTAGTTTTAGAAACGCTAGTAATGTTGATGTACCATTAACTAAAGTTGCAAGATCAGCTTATCAAGCATTATCAAATAAATTATCTACAGGTCAACCATCACAATATTTTGTTCAAAGATTTATAGATAAAGTTACTATAACTTTATATCTAACGCCAGGATCTAGTGAGAATGGAAAATTTTTAAATTTTTATTTTGTAAAAAGAATTCAAGATGCAGGTGCTTTTACTAATTCAACTGATGTACCTTATAGATTTGTACCATGTATGGTATCAGGTTTAACTTTTTATCTATCACAAAAATATGCACCACAAAGAACTGAACAGTTTAAATTACTTTACGAAGATGAATTACAAAGAGCATTAGCTGAAGATGGATCTTCTTCTAGTACATTTATTACACCTAAGTCATATTTTACGGAGATTAGTTAATGGCTGTTGGTAAACACGCAAAATTTATTTCTGACAGATCTGGATTAGAATTTCCATATACTGAAATGATGATAGAGTGGAATGGATCAAGAGTACATACTTCAGAGTATGAGTCTAAGCATCCACAACTTGAACCTAAAAGATTTATGGCAGAACCACAGGGTCTAAGAAACTCAAGACCTGCAAGAATAGAACCAGCTGTTGCAAGATTACTGGGCCCTAATCCTTTTGCAATAACTAGTGGATCTACAACAATAACTGTTACAGATTTAAACCATGGTAGATCTAGTAATGACACAGTAAGATTTAGAAATGTAGAGGGTTCTCCTGGTGGAGTAGCTTCTACTGCATATACTGCTAGCGTTGGTTTTTCAATAACAGTTACAACTACAGACAAGTATACATTTACATTAGGATC